CTAGTAACTTGCTAGTCGCGGACATACGCGTATCCACCTGGTATACGCAGACAGCATAAGGAGAACCAATAATGCCAACAACAGTCATTACGGGTCGCGACCTCGTTCTAACCATCGCAACAGTTAATTACGATGCTCAGACAACTAGCGTGACTCTCGTGAACAGCCCAACCATCGATGTCTATCAGACACTTGATGGCAAGGCTTACAAGCACACAGACGATCAATGGACTCTTAACATCGAGTTACTTGCTGACTGGGGTGCAACATCATCACTATTCGAAGCAATGTGGGGCGCAGCTGATGCGAATCCAAACACAACACTTGCAGTTTCACTAACAGCAGTTACAGGCGCAGTATTTACTTGCAACGTCTTGCCAGTATTCCCAACAATCGGTGGCGGTGCTCCTGGAGCACAAACTGATACTTGGGCGCTAACAGTAGTTGGAACACCAGCAGACACATTCAGTTAAAATCTAACAAACGGGAGCAATAGATGAAACTACCAATAACAATTACATACAACTCTGGAGACGAAGCAACTTATACGGCTCAGCCTCCTGAGTGGGCAAAGTGGGAGAAGGCAACTGGCAACACGATTTCTCAGGCTAATGACAAGATTGGCATTTGGGATCTCATGTTTCTGGCTTATAACGCTTACAAGCGAGAAAACGCTGGAAAGCCTGTTAAGTCTTACGACATTTGGTCTGAAACCGTTGCAGATGTAACAGTCGGAGACGATAGCCCAAAAGCCACCAACCAGGAAGCATAAGGCGGATCCTCGTTAATCTAGCAATAGAGACGGGGATACCGATGCAATACTGGGAGGATGCAGACGACATTTTAACCGCGATAGAGATACTGAAGGAGCGATCGGATGGCAGATGAAGTCAAGATCGCTTATGACAAAACAGATCTACGCGGTATTACCAGGGCTTTCAAAGGTATGTCAGATGAAGCCGTTGAAGCTGCTAAAAAGGAAAGTTCTAATCTTGCTGAATACGCTTCTCAACAGATTAAGATCGCAGCAGCGACTCGTACGGTTTCAGGTACTGCTGCTAGGCGTATTGCTGATGGAGTTAAGGTAAGCAAGACATCTATGATCGGTGAGTTTAGTTACGGCTTTGCTCGGCAGAAGTTTAGCGGTGGCGGTTCAACTCTTGACCTACTTTACGGTATGGAGTTTGGATCTAATAGATTTAAGCAGTTCCCAAAGCGTACGCCTAACAAGGGCAGAGGTAACTCAGGTTACTTCATCTACCCAACTTTGCGACAGATTCAACCGGATCTAGTTCGTAAGTGGGAGGAAGCATTTAGTCAGATTTTGAAGGAGTGGGATTAATGGCAGGCAATAGAACCCTTAAACTCTCGATCCTTGCTGATGTAGATGATCTTAATAAGAAGTTAAAGGCTGCCAATGGTGATGTCGAAACATCCGCTGGCAAGTTAGAAAAGTTTGGCAAGGTAGCAGGTGCAGCGTTTTTAGCGGCTGCTGCTGCTGCCGGTGCCTATGCAGTTAAGATTGGCGTTGATGGCGTTAAGGCTGCATTAGCCGATGAACAAAGCCAGGTTAAATTAGCCTCAGCATTAGAGAACGCAACAAACGCAACTAAAGCGCAGATTGCAGCTACTGAGGATTCCATCGACAAGATGGCTCGCGCTACTGGTGTTGCAGACGACAACCTACGTCCAGCCCTTGCTCGTTTGGCTTTATCAACTGGCAACGTCTCAAAGGCTCAGGATTTACTATCTCTTGCTCTTGACATCTCAACACAAACAGGAAAGCCTCTCGAAGGCGTAGCCAATGCCCTAGGTAAGGCATACGATGGAAACAGCGCAGCACTTGGTCGCTTAGGTATCGGATTAACTGCTGCTGAATTAAAGGCTATGTCCTTTACTCAGGTTCAGACAAAACTTAGCGATCTCTTTGGTGGAGCAGCTGCTAAGAATGCTGAGACCTTCCAGGGTCGTATGGATCGTTTGAAGGTAGCCTTCGATGAAGGTGTTGAAACAATCGGGTATAACCTTTTGCCTATTATCCAGAAGTTTATTGATCTGATTGTTAATAAAGTCATTCCAGACTTTCAGAAGTTTATAAAACTCTTTGATCCACTTAAAGATGCAATCGAACGAAACAAGGAGTCCTTTCAAGCACTCGGTTCATTTATTGTTGATTACATCGTGCCAGTATTTACGGTTGCTTTGGGTGGAGCCATTACATTTGTTGCCAAGATCGCTGCCGGTGTTGTGGACATCGTAGGCGGTGTTATTAACGTAATCCGTAATCTGGTTTCAGGAGCGATTGACGGCATTAATGCCCTTATTAAGGCTTACAACGCTATTCCAATCTTGCCTAACATTCCAACAATTTCTAAGCCTTCATTTACCCAGCCAACAGTTTCAGCGCCAAAGGTAAGCACACCAACCTACACAGCACCAACTATTTCAAGCCCCGCAGGTGGTGGTTCAACTGGAACATCTGGAACAACATCCGGATCTAGTTCAGTAGCCAAGGTTGCCTCTAGTGCAGCTGTTGCTTCAACGGCTGTCGGTTCATTTAATGCTGGATCTTTCCGCTTGGCTGAGTCTGCTTCAATGGCACCTGTTTATAACATCAATGTCAGCGGAGCCTTGGACAAAGAAGGCGTAGCCCGTCAGATTGTAGAGATTATTAACGAGTCCTCTTACCGCGGTGGCGGTGGGGCTGGATCGGCTCTAATCGCATGAGTCAATGGACTCCTGAGTGGAACCTTACAATCAATGGTGGAGGCAGTTACACAAACCTTACCCTTGCTAACCTTACGATTACTTCTGGTCGTCAAGACATCTACTCACAACCTTATGCCGGCTACTGCAATGTTGAGATTCTTAACCTGGATCTATCTCCTATTGAAATGGACATCAATGACCAGATCAACATACAAGTTAAGGACTCATCTGGCACCTTTGTAAATCTCTTTGGTGGCTATGTAACAGACATCGATGTAGAAGTCACTCAAGCCTCATCTACGGCTATTTCAGAACGAATCAAGGTAGTTGCCTTGGGTGCTCTTTCCAAACTGCCTAAGACCCTTACAGAGGGTGTTTTAAGCAAAGACTTTGATGGCGATCAGATTTACACGATTCTTAGTGAAGCGCTGTTTGATACTTGGAATGAAGTCCCAGCTGCTGAAACTTGGGCTGGATACGACCCAACAACAACCTGGGCTAATGCCGAGAACTCTGGGCTTGGAGACATTGATCAACCAGGTGATTACGAATTAACTGCCAGATCATCAAGCACAACTGACATTTACAGCCTTGTATCCTCTTTGGCTACATCTGGACTGGGTTACCTTTACGAGGACTCACAGGGCAGAATCGGGTATGCGGACAGTACTAGGCGCAGTTCTTACCTTGCCACTAATGGCTATGTGGATTTAACTGGTTCTCATGCTTTGGCTAAAGGTATCAGAACTTCAAAGCGTTCAGGTGATGTCCGCAATAACGTGACAATTACCTACAAGGCAAATGCTCAAGAATCTGCTCTAGATGCTAATTCAATCGCTATTTATGGACAACAATCTTACGAGATTACAACCTCATTAGAAAATGGCTCAGATGCTTTAGATCAGGCTGAGTTTTATTTAGCCTTACGCGCTTTCCCAGAGGCTCAGTTTAAGTCAATCACTTTCCCGCTTGCTAGCCCCGAAATCGATGACACCGATCGAGATGCTTTGCTAGAGGTTTTTATGGGCTTACCGGTGAACATTACCGATCTGCCATCAAACATTACTAATGGTCAATTCCAGGGCTTTGTTGAAGGCTGGACCTTTAGCGCTGGTTACAATTCGCTTTATCTAACTTTGACTGTCTCACCAACGGCTTACAGCCTTCAATCCACTCGTTGGAACGGAGTCTCAGCAAGCGAGACATGGAACACTTTAAGCCCAACCCTAGAATGGATTAACGCTACAATAGTAGCCTGATAAAGGAGAAACATGGCAACCACAACTAACTTTGGGTGGGAAACACCTGACGATACCGACCTCGTAAAGGACGGAGCAGCTGCTATTCGTACGGCTCTTGGCGGAGTCGATACATCCTTTGTTGATCTAAAGGGTGGTACAACTGGTCAATTTCTAAAAAAGGCATCAAATACTGATCTTGACTTTTCATGGGGTGCCGAGACAGATAAAGTTTTGCAGATTGTCCAGGCATCAACAACTACTCAAACTGGATCATCGAGTTCGACTTATGCTGATACGACTTTAACGGCAACTATTACTCCATCATCTGCAAGTAATAAAGTCCTTGTCTTTGTAACGCAAGCAGGTTGCCAAAAGTACGCAAGCAATACTTCAATGGGCTTACGTTTAGTTCGCGGGGCTACAACTATTTTACAAATGGCTACACTTGCAGGAGGCGATGGATCAACTGGTGATAACCAATGGGGAACTATCTCAGCAGTTTATTTAGATTCACCTGCAACAACATCCGCGACAACATACAAGACTCAATTTAATTCAACTGCTAACTCAACGCAGACAACAGTCCAACATGGAAGCCCAACATCAACAATTCTATTAGTAGAGGTCGCACTATGATAACTGAAGCATTGATTCAATTAGGTTACACATCAGGTTGGGTTGTAACTGGTGATACTTATGAAGGTATTACTTGGATCGATCAGCCTGAAAAGATTCCTACTAAAAAAGAAGTAGAGGACATGGTTAAGAATCTGCCAAACATTGCCAAAGCAGAAGCAGAAGCAAAAGCAGCTCTTTTGGCTCGTTTAGGTATTACTGAGGAAGAAGTAAAGTTACTACTAGGATGAAACCTCGTTTATCAAAGTCAGTTGTCCAACTCAGAGAACAGGCAGACGATGCTTATCCAGATCGAAAGCGTAACTCGGACGGCACAATCGGAGATGCCAAGCACTCAACCCGAAAGAGCGATCATAACCCTGACCCTGATACAGGGTATGTCCGCGCTATCGATCTCGATGCTGATTTCAACGAACAAGCCTCTACAGCTGCTTACATTGCCGACCAGATACGAACTCTCGCCAAGTCAGATAAACGAATTGCTTATGTCATCTTTAATCACAAGATTGCAAGCGCTCGAAGCCTCTGGCGTT